CCAATTTGTATCCTTCTGGTACAGTCCAACATGACCTACATTCAACACCATATTCTTTATGAATGCTAGGTACTTGTGCCATGTTAGGAGATCTATGTGTCATTCTACCTGTAACTGCACCATTAGGAATAACAAACCCATGTACTCTACTTTCTTTACTATAATTTTGTTTAACTTTACCTTCAGGAATAATCCATCCATGCTCATAATGCCATACTCTATTTTTAAACTTTCTTTTTATTTGTAAATCTTTTAGCCATGAAACAAGTTGAGATGTTCTTTTTTGTAGCAATAAAAATTCTGCAATCAAAGAAGCTTCCTTAACATGTTTAACTTTATTAAGTGTTGGTTCATCTACAATAGGTTGACCAGTAGGTGTAAATCTATTAGGCTTCCATCCTAATTCTAATAATCTTTCTCCTATTTGCTTTCTACTACCAAGATTAAACTCCTGTAATTTCTGTCTCATAAAAGGTTTATAATTATTTTCTTTACATTTAATAATTTCTTCTTCTGATAAGGCAGGTGACTTAGATAAAGTTCCATCCTTTTTAAATTTAGGTGTTACTAATTTATCATCTACCATTATTGGTTTAAATGTATCTTGTACTTCTTTTTCTACTTCATTTTTTCTAGTAGTTAATTTATTTAACAGTAAGTTAGTATACTCTTCCTCCAATCTAAAACCATTATCTTCTTGTTCCTTCATTATCCTAGCAACATCTTGTTCTAACTCCAATGATTGTTGACTAAAACCTTGTTGTTCTTGTTTTAATGCATCATAAACTTTATGATTTAGATTAACATCTCCAACACAGTAAGTTAACATTTCTTCGGTGTACTCTGAAAATAAAGCAGGCTGTTCTAGTTTAGGGCAACCAACTCTATATCCCCAAGTTCCTAAACTATGTCCATTCTCTCTAACAGGATTAAACAGTCTTGACATCACTAAAGTATCTTCAATTTTTCCTTTAAAATCAAAATCATATAGCTTTTCTAAGACAGGTATATCGTAGCCTATAATGTTGTGACCAATTAAAGTTTCTGCTTGATGGAGGAAAGCTACACCTTCTTTTATTTTAGAAGGAGGAAACTTATAAACTGTACCACTCTCAATATCTTTAGCTACGATACACCACACTCTTGTTAGTTTAGGTAGAATCACCATAAAATTCTTTCTTAATTCTTCATCCCAAACTTTAGTTTTACTTTCACGAAATAATCCATCAGCTTCTATATCAAATATTATTTTAGAACTCATTAGCATTTTCCTTCAATTCAGAATACTTTAGTCTTCCAGTTTTATTATCATAAATTAGTGAACAAGCTAAACCTGTATCTCCAGTATACCTAGACTTCAATACTCTAACATGTGTTGTATTAGCTTCTTCAGGATTAACTGCCTGTTGATTTCTTTCTAGTGCTATGACGCAATCAGATAATTGTGCGATACCTTGAGAGCCTTTCAAGTGACTAAGTGAAACCTCAATACCCTTTTCATGTCCTGCATCACCTGATGCTCTTCTTAAATGAGAAACAAGAATCATACCTACACCAGTTGCTTCAACTAAACTTCTTAGTCTATGCATAATAGTATCAATACCTCGTCTCTCATCTCCCTCTGTTAAAATGTTTACTAACATATGTAAGTGATCAAATATAATCCAATCACAAGAGTAACTTACAATAAGCTGTTCTAATTTAGAAAATACTTGTTCAATATCTGTTGCTCCTAGGTGAGCATGAATATAAACTTTATTTGGTTTTATAACTTCGTTAAATAATTCTTCTCTTTGTTCAACTGATAACTTTTCACGCACCTCTTTTAAGTATAACTTTTTATTAGCATGGATAGATACAATACCATCGGCTGTTCTTCTCCAATTTTCTTCTAGTGCAATGATACCTACTCTATCTTCAGTAGTTGTAATTAAGTGATGTTCTAACTCTCTAGTCACCGAAGACTTACCAAGTCCTGTTCCACCAGTTAAAGTAATCAATTCACCTTTACGCATACCTAATAGCTTAGATTGTAATCCCTCCCAAGGATAAGGAACACTATCAATTTCTTTTCTATGAAGCCATTGATCTTTCTGGCTAGACAACTCTAAAAGATTTGAAGGTGTATATACTTTTGCATCCCACCAAGAATCTTTAAATTCTGAATACTTATTATCTTGTAACATCTCATTAGCATCTTTGTATCCCTTTGGAAGTGCCATTATTTTAATTTTTCCTGAAAGACTAGGAAGACCTTCCGCTACTTTTGTAGATGCTTCTATACCTGCCTTATCATTATCAAAGCAAAGAACTATTGAATCATAAGTACTAATGTATTCACTTCTTTCTTTTAAATGATTAAGTGCATTAGCCGCTCCTCCTTTAATAGATACAGTAGCATCAGAATAAATATTATTTTGCTTTAACATTTGGTATGTAGCCATAGCATCACATTCACCTTCAGTTATGGTTAAACATTTTCCACCTACTTTAAAAAGATGTTCTCCAAATAACTCAAGATCATTAGGAATTTGTCGGTTCTCTAGTGAAGATTTCCAACAGTACCCTTTTTTCTTTTCAGTATTTGTAAGATATCTTTCTTTATATGCGATTAGTTTTCTATTTTTATAGTAAGGATAAAAGTGTTTTCTTATTTCTCCTTCTTTATTTATTTCTGATTTAACACCATACTTACTAGCTACATCTTCACTAATACCTCTATCAATCAATGGGTTAATAGATCCCGGCAACTCTATATATTTATTAATAGGTTTGATAAAAGAAGTTACCTCGTTTGGTTTATTATTATACTCATAATTTTCAAGATCTTTAGCTGTAAAGAAAGCCCTACAACTAAAACATTTACCTGACCCATCTTCGTTAATTGAAAGAGCATCCGAGCTTGGACACGCAGGACAAGGTAAATGATAATCTTTGAACTTTGACTGTTCATGTTTGTACATAATGACCTCCATCATAATGTTAAGTCACAATTTAGACTAGGCGAAAGCCGATAAAAACCTAGCCTAAATTGCAACACAGGGGTTACTCTTCTTCTTTAGTAGCTACTATTGCTTCGGGAGCATCTTGTAGTAGCTTCTCAAGACCAGAGCGGTGTCCATCAATAGCAAATCTTAAAGCTTCAGTAATTACTTCAAGTGTTCCTACCTTCTGGATACCGACACTAGCATTTAGTTTAATAGATTTGTCATCAATTTTATTAATATCATAATCAATAACTTCACTATCTTTATTTTTTATAGATACAATCATGTTAAAACTCCTCACCATCTGCTAGTAATTCGTTTCCTCCATCATTGTACTCGACAAGATCAACTACTTGTACAGCTTGTAAATCAAGTCCAGTATAAGGACCAAACTTACCTTCACCACTATACTCATTGTACTGTACCCTGACCTTAGAACCATTGCCGACATTCAGATCAATGTCCTGTTTATTGTTATCGAGTAGTCTAGGTGCAGGTCTGATTCGACCATTAGGACCATTGACTTTTCGTTTGATAACAACAGCAGGACCTTCATCCATTTCTTTTACTTTGTGTCCACGAGAAGCAAAGTCTTTTGCTGTATCTTTATCAACTACTAAGTTGATTGTGTACACAGGTTCAAATGTAGTATTAGGTGCTTTGATGCTTGCCCAATACGCTGTTCCTTCTAATAGTGCCATTACTTTTTCCTCCTTGGTTTATTTTAAACCGATAGTTTAACATTCATTTGACAATTTGTAAAGCCTTTTGTTGTTTGTACAAAAGTTAATCCTTCAACATACCTTTCAACTGCTCGTCTTAAACTAGAGTTTGCAGTATCAGATGTAACACTATCTATATTAGTAGAGCCTACACTATGAATATCAAATGCAACTAATACATTATGATCTCCTCGTTGTCTACTACTATTAATAGCTCGTTGTAATATTGGTAATTGGTCTGCTCTGTTTAAAGGATTAGGACATTCCAGTTGCGCAATAGGTTCAGCTACCTCTTGTACAACAACTGGTTCTTTTTCTAACTCTTCAATCCTCATACTTAATTGATATAGATCTTCTGCAATGTTACCAAGTCTAGCTTGTGTTTCAATCGTAGCTGTCTGTCCTGCATTAACACTTGCACTTAGATCAGCAAAGCTATTATTCAACGTCTCTTGGATTCTATTTGCATCAGCTCTAAGAATACTAATATCATTTTGTATGCCATTCCTAACATCATCTACATACTCGTAACTGTTTGATATTAATGCATAATTATCCTCAATACCCTTTTGATATCCTGACATACTAGTCTCAATACTTGTCTCTAGTCTAGCTGTCCTAGCTTGCGCACTTCTACCAATCAAGTTTATATCTTCAGTTAAGTTATTGTGTACCATAAAAGCTGTTGCGCCTGTGATAATTAAAGAACAACAGATACTAACTAATATACTTTTCTTATCCATAGTTACTTCTCCTCTTTTGTTGTTTAAAGTTTCCATACTTATCCATCCAACAAGGAGCGCAATAATAATATCCTATATCTATTACATCTACCTTGCTTCCTTTACATCTCGTACAATGTTTGTGATGACCTAATACTTTATCTGAACTCATCATGATATTAATTCCAAGGCATCTACCTTATCTGAGTATGATGCTATCTTCTCAAGCTCTCCTTCAATAGTCAACATAATATCTGGATGCTCTGCTACTCCTACTCTTTCTTTCATTAATACTTTTACATTGATGACATGCTTTTCTATTTGACTTTGAAAATATTTTTCAAGTGAAGCAAACATCTCCTC